CCAATAAATAGTCAAGATATAACTGAAATGCCTGTATTGAATGTGATTTCTGATAGTGGATCTGGTGCTATATTAAAGGCAAATCTTGATGTTAGACCAGAATTCCAAGGTGAAGTTAAACAAGTAATAGATTGTGTTGAAACGTAATGTCAACTAAAACTGATCACGAACGTTATTGCGAAGCATATCCAAAGTATAGGGTTGATATAAACAATCCTACAAATGATGGGTATGGAGGTTCCAGTGTTCTTACACACTATGCTTGGACTGATCAAGATGAAAAGGCTTGTATTGCATATGGTGAAGATGGTAAATTAAAACTTCATGCTGATAAGGATATTGAGATATGTGCTGGTGCTCAAAAACCACCTGGTGGTGTTGATATTTTAGTTCATGCTGCTAAAGGTTCTATTAAGATACATGCTGATGAAAATGGGAATGTAACAATAATAGGAAATAATGTTGATATAACTGCTCGTAAGAGTATGACGATAAATGGTGGTGATAAAATTACAATGGAGGCAAATGATATTGAGTTCAGAGGAAATACGATACGTGGTAATGAAATTTGCGGTAATATGGCACCTCTTCCATTTTTAGGTAGTGTATTTGCAAATTCTAAAGTTGGTGCAGATCAAATTAAAGGTGCTATTGATGAGTTTACTTCTGGTGGAATATCGGAAAAATTAGAAGAGGGTCTTAGTAAAATTGATACTGATGGACTAAAGGATAAACTTGCTGGTGCATCAGAACAACTTAGTGGACAACTTGGTGATGTACAAGAGCAATTTGGAAGTATTGCTGAAAACTTCTCAGGTTTAGGTTTTTAAGATATGGCAGAAGGTAATCCAATCACATATGTAAATGGTTTACATGCCAATAATGATGCTAAGTTCTTTGAGGACGTATACATCTATGGTAATCTTTATTATGATCTAGACGGACAAGATAACTTTAAAGTTGATAATTTAATTGTTAATAGCCAGTCAGATTTAAATAATCTATATGTGAGTGGTATTACTACTCTTGCTGGTCCTAATATTTTTTCTGGTGGTAGTTATTTCACTGGTATTACTAGTTTTATACAACCTGTAGAACTTGATTATCTACATGTAATAAAAAGATTTTGGGTTGGTACTAGCGATGATGGACAGACTTTAAGTGCATATCCAGAGTTATATGGTAATAGGGTAGGGATTAATAAACCTATACCACAAGATTCTGCAACATTAGATGTTGGTGGTACTATTATTGTATCTGCTGGTTCTTCTGTTGGTATTGGTAGCACTAGACCAGAGCAAATGCTTGATGTTGCTGGTAGTGCTAAGATTGATAGGTATATCTATGACTCCATTAATTCACCAGGTGCAAATGGATTTTATCTACAAAGAGATGGGCATGGTATAAGATGGGTAGCACCTCCTCCTGCACCAGTTGAAGGTATATTCGTTCAAAATGAAGGAGTCAATCTTGGTATTGGTTCTTTTACTACTCTTAATTTTCATGGAACTGGTAGTGGTGGAGATTTAGTTAAGGCAGAAATTGATGCTGGTAATAGTAATATTTCAAATATTTACTTTACTGATAATTGGGTTAGAAATGCTTCAGGAATTCATACGGTAGGGCATGTTGGTGTTGGTGGTGATGCTGATGCAGGAATAGAATTAAAAGTACATGGAAAACTACAGGTTACTAATGATGCTGATATTGATAATGATTTAAATGTTGATGGTAATACACAACTTGATGGTAGTTTAGATGTAGATGGTAATACTAGTCTTGATGGTAATTTAATTTTAGGTGGTGCTGCGACTTTTAATAGTACATTAGAGGTTGAAAATGCTACATTTATTGATGCTGGATTAATTGTTACTGGATTTACTACTGGTACAATTTCAACATCATTAACTGCTGAATTTAGTGATTATTCGATTGTATCAGGATTTGCTACTAATTCTGGGAGGTCTGGATTTACTACGTTTGCTGATTTAGCAGGTATTTCCACATTTGCTATGAATGCTCATAGAGCAGGATTTGCTACTTATTCAGACATCTCTGGAGTTTCTACTCTTAGTTTTAATGCTGGATTTGCTACTAATTCACATCGAGCAGGTTTTGCAACATACTCTGATTATGCTGGAATTGCTACTTATTCTGATAGAGCAGGATTTTCTACATTCTCGGATAAAGCAGGTATTACTACCTATGTTTCAACAGAAGAGACAAATATTAATAAAGATTTTTATTTAACATTTGTAGATAATTCAGAAACCACTGCTGTAGGAACAGGGCAAACAGTAAGAGTTGATACGGGAATTAAATATAATCCAGCAACTAACTCTGTAAATATTGTAGGAATTCTTACAGTTGGTAGTGCTACAACAATTCATGGGTCATTAGAAATAGATGGTTCATTAATTGATACTAATAATAATGCATCTGGTCCTGGTGTTGCACAAACGAATTATCTATTATCATCAGTGGGAACTGGTGTATCATGGAGACCTCCAGGTGTTGAAACTAATAATGCTATTTGGGTTTCTGTAGATGGTAATGATGCTAATAGTGGATTATTGGAAGGTGATGCGAAAAGAACAATTGGTGGTGCAGCAGCAATTGCACAGGCAGGTGATACTATTATTGTTCGTTCTGGTGTTTATTATGAAAATAACCCTGTTGGATTAAGGACTGATGTTGCTGTCTCTGGTGAAGATTTGAGATTAGTAACTGTTGTTCCAAATAATGTTAATAAAGACGTATTCCATGTTAGAAGGGGATGTTTAGTGCAGAATTTGAACTTTGCTGGACAGACAAGTTCTACTAATCATCCTAATTGTGGTGCAGTAGCATTTCCACCTACACAAACAGATATTGATGCAGGAACAGCATTCCAAGCTTTAAGTGGATTTACTGGAATTGGACCTGCCAATGAAGGACCGAGAAGAGGTAATCCATCATTAGGTGGTAGATATAAGAGTCCATATGTTAGAAACTGTACTAACTTCATGACTGGTAGTATTGGTATGAAGATTAATGGAGATCATGTTTCTTCTGCATATACTGGAACAGTTAATCTTGGACAAGAATTGAAGTCAATGGTTTGTGACTCATTTACCCAATATAATGAAAATGGTATTGGTGTTTCTATTACTAATAAAGGATATGCACAGTTAGTTTCTATCTTTACAATTTCTTGTGAAAAAGCAATTTATTGTGATTCTGGTGGACAGTGTGATTTAACAAACTCTAACTCATCATTTGGTGATTTTGGACTTATTGCTGATGGTGTAAGTGTAACAGAATATACTGGAGTTACCACAGTAGCAAATATTGCTGAACAGGATTCATTCTTATTAGCAGATGTTAAAGATGAATCTAATAATTTTAGAAAACCATTTGATGGACAGGCATTATTCTTCAAAGTTGATCTAGATGATTATGCTGATTCTCCTGCTACTGGAACAATGACAGAACCATTCCAGTTAATTCGTTCAGTTAAAGTTCTTGATGGTGGTAGTGGATATATTCAATCAGCACCTCCAAATATAACTGTAGATGCTCCACAAGGACCAGAGGGTATTCGTGCTGAACTTTCTGCAAACGTTAGTGCTGCAGGTACTATTAGTTCTGTTGATGTTATTGCTAGTGGTAGAAACTTCTTACCAAATTCTGGAAGTGGTCCAACACAGACAATAGGATTGACAACTTCTATTTCTTCTGGAACTCCAGCAATTTTAGAGGTTGTTTTGGATCCTATTTACTTTACAGTAAATACTGCTACTGAACCTAGTAATGTTGTTGGATTATCAACTGTAACTTTTAATGAATTTATACCTTACTCTATAGCAAAAGGTGTTGATGTTGAGTTTCGAAGAATTAGTAGAATTATCACTAGTTCTCATTCCTTTGAATACGTCGGTGCTGGTACAGACATAAATAGAGCAAACCCTTTCCAGGGTGGTGAGCCAATTCCTGAAAATGAAATTGTTGCCATTAATGGTGGACAAGTTCCATTCACCAGCACGGATCAAAAAGGTAACTTTAGGATAGGAGAAGGACTGACAATTGATCAAACTACTTCTACAATTTCTGGACGAGACTTTAATAGAGCAATCCAGGCACAATTAACCCCCTTAATACTAGCGTTGAAATAAATGGCAGTTGCACCAGTCAATAAGTTTTTATCAGTTGCTGTTCCTGTTACACCAGGAGAGCAGAAACTATATGAAGTACCCACAGGAACTTCTGCTATTTTGTTGTATGCACAAGTATCCAATGTAGGAATCAATACATATCCAACAGTCACTTTTATTCATAGAAGAGAAGCAAGAAGCACAGGAATAACACGAGACATAAGAATTATAAAAGATATTGAAGTACCACCAAATGATGCTGCAGTTTTAGTTGATGGTAGATTAGTTTTAGAAAAAACAGCAACAACTTTAGATAGACTGTATATTAAAGGAACTCAACTTGGTATTGGTACTATTACTGATGTTCAGTACAGTCCTTATAGTGGAATTGCAACCGTAACCACTATGGATGCTCATGGATTTAGTGTGAATGATCAAATTTCTATGGTTGGTATAGCGTTTACTTGTTCAAGTAATGCTGGTATTACAACAACTATTTTCCCAGATCCTCAGCAATCTAGTATTGTAGAAAGTATTGTTGATAGTGTAGGTACATCAAAGACATTTACTTCAGTTATTGGTGGAACTGGTGCTCAGTTTGTAGATCATTTTTATAATGCATCACCACATAATTTTGTAAAAGCAGTTAATAATTCAACTATTACAGGTGGGGATTATACACATACATATAAATCTGGATTAAGTACATCTGTTAATGCTGTAGTGATGGGTGGTAATTATACTCACAAATTTGTTAGTGCTGCTCCAAATTGTATTACTGTTGTAAGTGGTGGTTCTGGTTCATTAACTCCAGAGTATGCTGATTATAATCCTTCAAATGGAAATCTTAAATTGAGTTTTGCATCTAATCCAGGATTATCAGCAGGTGGTTCACCAGCTGAAGTTAGTATTGCTACTACATCTATAATTTTTCAATGTGCAATGGATGGATATGGTACTAATCATGCATATCCTCGTCTAGGTGATCCAGCACAAGGACAGTCTTTACCATTAGTTGGTGCTTCAGGAACTCATTTTACTGTGAATGTTGGTGCATCTGTTACTACTGGACATACACCATCAGCAGCAGTATATACTCCATCAACAGGAGAATTGGTATTAACAATTCCTGCTGGATATAATCTTAATAAGAGTCAGACTACTAAGAGTGCTCAGGCTGGTACATCATATGATGCTCAGACAGGTATTCTAACAGTCACTTCTTCAAATCATGGATTGGCATTAGGACAAAGAATTAGGTTTGATGATGAATCTTTAACCTTTAAATGTACTAAAGATAATAATGTTGGTCTTCATAAGTATCCAAGAGCAACTGATCCTGAAAGTAGAAAGTGGTTGACAATTACAAGTATTCCTGATGTTAATAATTTTACTGTAGGTATTACTAGTGCTGGTGCTGATGGTAATTATCCTCATACTTTCCATAACGCTGTTAATAATGGAATTAAAGTTGCAGGAGATTCTATTAAGATTGGAAATAATTCTTTAGTTTATACTTGTGCAATGGATAATAATGCTACGAGTCATAGTTATCCTCGTGCTACTGATCCATATTATGATACTGCCATTTCTATTGGTGATACAACTACTACAACTATTAGTGCATTTGTAGGTAAGTCACCTATCAAATACTTTAATCCATCTAATGCAGACTATAATCCTACTACTGGAGATTTAAAATTAACGATTGATGCTGGATATAATTTACGTGGACAAACACTTCATAGTATAACAGGAGCAACTTATACTCCTACTACTGGACAATTGGATTTGACAATTAATAGTCATAGTTTTGTTGTTGGTGATAGGATTAGAATACAAGAAAGATCTTTAACCTTTACATGTGATAAAGATTTAAGAAGAACACAGCATCAGTATCCAAGACAGACTGATCCTTGGTATAATAAGTGGTTAATAGTAACTGTTATAGATGCAAATACAATAAGAGTTAATGTTGGGCAATCTTCAAATACATCAACACATTATTATCAGAGTTCTCTTGCTAATTGTATTGCCAAGCAAGGTGCATCTATTAAATTAGCAAATAGTGGATTTACATTTACTTGTGCAATGGATGGCAATTCTACTGAACACGCTTATCCTCGTTCAACAGATCCTTATTACAATACCTCAGTTGGTATTGGAACAACAACTACAGATAGTATAACTGTTCATGTAGGAAAATCTCCTAGTGGTGGAATGGTTGGTCCACTTCAAATGGAATTTATTGCAAGTATTCTAGAGAACAGCACAGGATAAAATATGGAAGGAAACGGTAAACTCTCTCAAAGGTATTTAAGTGGTAGGGTTAAGGTATCCAATAATGCTGGTCTGAGTACAGATAGGCATCGGTATCTGAGTCCAAGTGAGGTAGAACCTAATTTAGGATTTGTAGGTGAAAAAGATGTTCCAATTGCTGGAACATATTATCGTCTTGTAACGATCCCAAATGGTTCTGTTTATGATAGATATTGGCAACCAGATACTCCAGCAACTCTTGTAGATGGTATTAGTATATTTGATGAAGGAATTCTTGTAGGTACTGCTAATAGTGTATCAAAAATAAATTTTGTTGGTTCTGCAGTATCAGCAACTGCAAGTGGAACAATATCAACAATTACAGTATCTGCGACTGGACTTAATGGACAAGTTCAGTTTAATTCTTCTGGTAATTTTGCTGGTGCTGCTGGACTTTTTTATGATGGTACTAATCATCGTGTAGGTATAGGAACTAGCGTACCTTCAGAATCTTTACATATCCAAGGTGGTATGAGATTGACTGGTGCATTATATGATGGTAAAAATAATGTTGGTTCTGCTAGTTCTATTCTTATATCTACAGGTTCTGGTATTGAGTGGGTAAGTTCTGTTGATGCTAAAGCAACAATTGCACCAACTGCACCACCTAATGCAGTAGAGGGAGATCTTTGGTGGGATAGTATAGCAGGTGATTTAAACGTATATTATACTGATAGTAATAGTTCCCAATGGGTTTCTGCTAATGCTAATAGTCAGGTAGATAGTACATTATGGAGTCAGGATGCTATTGGACTTCATACTACATCTAATGTTGGTGTTGGTACTACTATGGCATCAGCTGCTTTAGCAGTTGGTGGTAACGCTATATTTGGTGGTGCTCTTGGTGGTGTTGGTATCGTAACCGCAACAGAATTTCATGGAACATTTGTTGGTTCTGGATCAGGTATTGCTGGTATAGGTGGGACTTGGGCATCAAATAGTGTTGGTGTTCATACTTCTAAAAATGTAGGAATAGGTTCTACACTTCCAGGTGAAGCATTAGTTGTATCTGGAATTACAAGTACTACTCATCTGAATGTAACTGGTATATCTACATTAAAGAATACTGTAGTAGGTGGAGCAACTACTGAACTTATTGTTCATGGTGATGTTCATTTATTAGATAATGATAAATTAAAAATTGGAACAGGGGGAGATCTTCTCCTATATCATGACGGATCCAATTCTTACGTAAAAGATCAGGGTACTGGTCAGTTAGTTATGGATGGTAATGCTGTTATACTTCAGTATAGTGCATCCACAAAATTAGAAACCACTAGTTCGGGAATTAATGTTGCTGGAATAACTACAACAACAGGATTGGAAGTAACTGGATTCTCTACATTCCAGCAGTCAATAGAATTAAACAGTAAGATAATTGATATTCATGGACAAGTAGGTGCTGCCCGTTCAGTTCTTACTGCAACAGGTGCAGGTGTAAGTTGGGGTAGTGCAGCTTCTGGAGTTACTATTGCTACATCAGCACCAGCAGGAGCATATGATGGAGATTTATGGTGGGAAAGTAATACTGGTGAACTTCAAATTTGGTATGATGATGGTTCTAGTGAACAGTGGGTTTCAGTATCACAAGGTCCAGCAGGTGTTCAAGGTGCTACTGGTGCTACTGGTTCTCCAGGTGCCGCAGGTGCACAAGGTTCTGATGGTGCTCCAGGTGCAGCAGGTGCACAAGGTGCACAAGGTGCTCCAGGTACTGGTGGAGGTACTGGTACTCCAGGTGCTCAAGGTGCTCAAGGTGCTCCAGGTGCTGGTGGTGCTCAAGGTGCTCAAGGAAGTCAGGGACATCAAGGACAAACAGGTGGTGGTGGTGCTCCAGGTGCTCAAGGACATCAAGGACATCAAGGACAAACAGGTAGTACTGGTGCTCCAGGAGCTCAAGGACATCAGGGACATCAAGGACAGACAGGTGCTCCAGGAGCTCAGGGTGCTCAAGGTGCTCCAGGAACTACTGGTGGTGCAGGAGCACAGGGTGCTCCAGGTGTTCAAGGTGCTCAAGGTGCTCAAGGTAATGATGGAAACTTTGGTGGAGCAACATTTGAATATAAATTTGATACTAATACAGCAAATTCTGATCCAAATGCAGGTAAATTAAAATTTAATCAATCAAATATATCGACAGCAACTAGATTGTTTATTGATGATGTTGATGGTGGTGATACAAATACAAATATTGAACCGTATTTAAGAACAATAGATGATTCTACTTCTACTATTAAAGGACACTTTAGAATATCTAATAAGTTAAATGCAGATGATTTTGCATTATTTACTATTTCTGCACTAACTGAGCATAATAGTCCTAATAGTTATTTTGAAGTTACTTGTGCTCATATTACGGGTAGTACTGGTAGTGGTGCATTTAGTAATAATGAAGATGTAATAATAACTTTTGCTAGGACAGGAGATAAAGGAAACGCTGGTGCACAAGGTGCTCCAGGTGCTCCAGGTGCAGCAGGTGCACAAGGTGCTCAAGGAGCTCAAGGACATCAAGGACATCAAGGTAATGATGGTGATGATGGTAGTACTGGTGCTCCAGGAGCTCAAGGACATCAAGGACATCAAGGACATCAAGGACAGACAGGTTCTGGTGGAGGTACTGGTGCTCCAGGAGCTCAAGGTGCTCAGGGAGCTCAAGGACATCAAGGTGATGATGGTGGTGATGGTAGTACTGGTGCTCCAGGAGCTCAGGGTGCACAGGGTGCTCAAGGTGCTCCAGGTACTGGTGGTGGTACTGGTTCTCCAGGTGCTCAGGGTGCTCAGGGAGCTCAAGGTGCTCCAGGTTCTGGTGGTGGTACTGGTTCACCAGGAGCTCAAGGACATCAAGGTGATACAGGATCTACTGGTTCTCCAGGAGCTCAAGGACATCAGGGACATCAAGGTAGTGATGGTGATGATGGTAGTAATGGTTCTCCAGGTTCTCCAGGAGCTCAAGGACATCAGGGACATCAAGGACAAACAGGTTCTGGTGGAGGTACTGGTTCTCCAGGAGCTCAAGGACATCAGGGACATCAAGGACAAACAGGTTCTGGTGGAGGTACTGGTTCTCCAGGTGCTCAGGGTGCTCAGGGTGCTCAGGGTGCTCCAGGAACTACTGGTTCTCCAGGATCTGATGGAAGTGATGGTTCCCCAGGTGCAGCAGGTGCACAAGGTGCTCCAGGATCTGCTGGTGCTGATGGTGACGAAGGATTTTTAGCAATTAGTTCTAAAACTAGTAGTTATAATTTGGCTGCCTCAGATGATCAAAAGATAATTAGTACTAATAGTACAGTTACAGTTCAACCAAATATTTTTACTGCTCCTGCTGCAGTAACCGTTGTTAACAATAGCACCAGTAGCATATCTATTAATCAAGCTGGTAGTGTTACAATGTATCTCGCAGGTACTTCAACTACAGGAAATAGAACTCTTGCTCAAAAAGGAATAGCAACAATTGTTTGTATTGCAAGTAATACTTTTATTATTAGTGGTGGAGGATTATATTAAATGGCTTTTACACAGCAGTTTGTGTTAGATGTAAGTGGAGTACATTTTATTAATAAAACTGGCACTTCTGGTAAAAAAGATAGAATACCCGTAGACATGATATCGCTGCTTGTAGATTCTAATGATTGTATATATTCTTGTGGTAAACATTATAATGATAATGTATCACCAAATGATACACAAAGTCATACTATTATGAAACATAGCGAACTTGGTCATTTAGTTTGGCAACGAGATATTGGAGGTGCTGATGGTAATCAAAATGCTGTATCTGAAGGAGGTATAAATGAGTTTCCTCATGGTATTGCCATACATGGTGATTACATTTATACTCTAGGTAGTGGTGGTACTGGTGTTAATGATAATTATCTGTTTAAGTATAATAGAACTACTGGAGATCTCCAATGGAAAAAAGAATTAACTAAAGGAGGCGAAGACATAGCAGCAGATTCATCTGGTAATGTGTATATTTGTGGTGATCATACAAGCGGTAATACACATTATGGATGGTTTTGTAAATTTAATTCTTCAGGAACTCTTCAATGGCAAAAATTAATAAGTGGACTTATAGATATGAAGCCGATAGTTATAGATTCATCAGATAATATTTTTATTTGTGGAAGAAGACAAGATGGCAGTGATCAACCAGCAACAATATATAAATTCGATACAAGTGCATCAATTATATGGAAGAAGAATTATCACAAAGCTCAGTATGATAGGTTTTATGATATTGACTTTGATTCATCAGGTAATATTTACGTAGCAGGTTCTAGTAGTAATCCTATTTTAATGAAACTTAATAGTAGTGGAACAATTCAATGGTGTAAGAAAATAGGTACTACTGGAAATTGGGCTGTTCCTAAACAGCGTTCTTATGGTGTTGCAGTTGATTCTAATAATGACATTTATATAATCGGGAGGAATGGACCAAATAAGAGTAATTGGAAAGCACTTATTGTTAAATTTAACTCTTCAGGAACAGAACAATGGCGAAGAGATTTTGGTATTACTGGAACCACCATTAAAAACACAGGATTTGAAATTGCTGTTGATTCGAGAGATAATATTGTTATCCAAGGTGATCATGATAATAATACAACACATAAGAGCTTTTTTCTAGCTAGACTCCCTAATGATGGAACTAAAACTGCAACTTATAATATAGGTGGTGCATCATATGTTTATGGTACATGCTCAGAATCTTTTACTATTGGTGATTTAACTGGATGGACTACCACTACTCCATCAGCAACTGTAAGTAATGCTTCTCTTCAGACAGTTTCTAATAGTAGTTTGGATAATAATAGTTATACTGCTACATCAACAACAGTTATTATATAAACCATAAATAACTAAAAAAATCATATAATGGCAGCATTCGATTTTCCAGATAGTCCTAGTAACAATCAAACACATACCGAGAACAATGTTACTTGGAAGTGGGATGCTGGTGCTGAAGTTTGGAGAAGAATAACTGGTGTTGGTGGAACAGCAGGACCACAAGGTGCTCCAGGAGCTCAAGGTTCTCAGGGTGCTCAAGGTTCTCAGGGACAGACAGGTGCTCCAGGAAATACTGGTGCTCCAGGTGCTCAAGGTGCTCCAGGAAATACGGGTGGTGTTGGTGCTCAGGGTGCTCCAGGTGCTCAAGGATTTCAAGGACAGACAGGTTCAACAGGTGCTCAAGGATCTCAAGGATATCAGGGACATCAAGGTAAACAGGGTGCTCAGGGTGCTCCAGGTGTTGTAGGTGCACAAGGTGCACAAGGTGCTCCAGGAACTACTGGTGCTGCAGGAGCTCAGGGTGCTCAAGGTTCTCAGGGAATAGAAGGGAATTTTGGTGGAGCAACTTTTGATTATACATTTAGTACTTCTACAGGGACACCAACAGATTTAGATACAGGCAGACTTAGACTTAATAATGGTACAGTCAGTTCTGCTACAATAATGTGGATAGATGATGAGGATGATAATGGAACAGATATACAACCATTTTTAAGAACTATTGATGATTCTACCTCTACAATTAAGGGTCATTTTAGAATATCTAATAGATTAAATGCAGATGATTTTGCACTTTTTACAATCTCAAATGCATCTGAACAAGCTGGTTTTCATCGAGTTAATTGTAGTCATGTATCAGGGAGTGCTTCTAGTTTTTCAAATGGTGAAGATATAATTATAACTTTTGCTAGAACTGGTGATAAAGGAGATACTGGTGCTCAAGGACCGCAAGGTGATGATGGTGCTCCAGGTGCACAAGGTGCTCAAGGAGCTCAAGGACATCAAGGTGTGCCAGGTGTTCAAGGTGCACAAGGTGCTCCAGGAGCTCAAGGACATCAGGGACATCAGGGACATCAAGGACATCAAGGACAGACAGGTGCTACAGGAGCACAGGGAGCTCAAGGTGCTCAGGGACATCAAGGTGTAACAGGTGCTCAAGGGCATCAAGGCGATACAGGTGCAGCAGGTGCTCAAGGTGCTACTGGATCTACTGGTTCTCCAGGAGCTCAAGGTTCTCCAGGAAACGTAGGTGCACAAGGTGCTCAAGGTTCTCCAGGTGTTAGTGGTGGGGCAGGATCTCAGGGTGCTCCAGGTGTTCAAGGTGCTCAAGGTGCTCCAGGTGCTGGTGGTGCTCAAGGTCAGACAGGTGCTCCAGGAAATAATGGTGCAGCAGGTGCTCAAGGATCTCAAGGACATCAGGGAGCTCAAGGACATCAAGGTGATGATGGTGATGCTGGTAGTATTGGTGCTCCAGGTGCACAAGGTGCACAAGGTGCTCCAGGAAATACTGGTGCACAGGGTTCTCCAGGTGGTGCTGGTGGTGCTGGTGCTCAGGGTGCACAAGGTGCACAAGGTGCTCCAGGAAATACTGGTGGGCCAGGTTCTCAGGGACAGACAGGTGCTCCAGGAGCTCAGGGAGCTCAAGGTGCACAAGGTGTTGCAGGTTCTGGTGGTAGTCCAGGAACAGCAACAATTAATAACAATGCAGATAATAGAGTAATAACTGGTTCTGCAACTGCTGGTGAATTAAATGGTGAATCAACTTTAACTTATGATGGAACTAAACTTAACCTTGCGGATGATAAGAAGGTAACATTTGGTAGTAATCTTCGTATGGAGGTTTTTACTTCCAGTGATATTAACTATGTGAAAATGCCAACAGATGGTGGTAGTGGTGCTTATCCGTTATCAGTTTATTCGGGTTCTGATGAAGTAATAAAAATTGATGATGGACATACACAGATTAAAACTGGACTTAAAGATAAAGATGCAAATCTAGGAAGTTCAGGACAAGTTCTTACTTCTACTGGTACTCAAGTAGATTGGAAAGATGCAACCGAAGTTAATTTTCCTTCTGGAACTAAGATGATATTTTATCAATCATCTGCACCTGCTGGATGGACAAAAGATACATCACGTAATGATGTTGCACTTAGAATTGTAAATGGTGGTGGCGGTGGTAGCTATCATGGTGGTGATGGTGCTTTTAGTGCAATATTTGCAAGTAATAGACAGACTAATAGTGGTTCTGTTCATAATAGAACATTAGCAACTAATCAAATACCGAAGCATAATCACCCATATAAGATGGGATTCTTTGCTGAGAATAATGGTAATTTGGCGAATCCAAATGATATTGCAGGTTCTAACAAAGGTAATGACTGGGATAATAATGCATTCACGACTGATCGGAATACCTCCGACCAATCTCAAGGTGGAACGGGTCATGATCATGGGTTCACAAATCCACGAATAAATTTGCAACCTCATTATGTTGATGTTATAATATGCAGTAAAGATTAATTATATGAAACTTGAACGAGAACATTGGTGCCCTTTAATTGGTGAAGAATGTATGAAACTTAAATGTGAATGGTTTACTCAGGTTAGAGGAAAAAATCCTAATACTGGTGAAGAAGTTGATGAGTGGGGATGTGCAGTTACTTGGTTGCCTATGTTATTAATTGAAAATTCACAGATGCAAAGACAGACTAGTGCTGCTGTAGAATCTACCAGAAATGAATCTATTAAGGATAATCAAGAGAATAGAGAACTTATCAAAAAAGTTGCTTCAGTTATGCTAGAATCTCCAATATTACCTATTGACATAAAAAAAATAGATGATAAAATAAATAAATTGGAACTGAAGGGAGGTGAAGAATGAAAGTAACTATTATTCCTGCAGATAAATTTATAAGTGTTGGTGGAACAGCATATCTTGGTATCAGTACGGATTGGAGTTATGTTCCATCAGGAGTTCATGCAGTCCAATGGGATGGATCTTCTGGAGAGGTTGAATATAATGATGGTTCGCCAAATGTCGGTATAACTTCATTGGGTGTATATGAAGCTGCAGTAACTCATCATGAAACTGAAAGATTAAGATTAGCAGCAATAGAAGCAGCAGAGCAAGCTCAATTAGCAAATAAAGATTGGGATAATGAATTTAGGAGACAAAGAAGATTTTTACTTGAAGACTGTGATTGGACACAAGCAAATGATTCACCATTGTCTACTTCTAAGAAAACAGAATGGGCAACATATCGTCAGGTATTAAGAGATCTTCCATCAAATAAAGACGAAGCAACTAGAAAGGCAATGGCTCAAGCTAAAGCAACTAATACATCTCATTCTGGTTGGCCAACTCCTCCAAGTTAATTATGAAAGTTATTGATAATTTTTTAAGTGAATACGAATTTAATACTTTAAGAGATTACATAACATCGACTGATTTTCCTTGGTATTTTGGTTTAGTTACTAGTGATAGTAAGATAGCACAATTTGTTCATACTTTTTATGTAAATGATGCACCTACTCCTACTTGGCCTCATATATCATTTCTTAGAGCGAAGTTAAATATGGCAGCTCTTGTTAGGATTAAAGTAAATTTGAATCCTAGAACAGAGACATTGCAGGTGCATAGGGATGCTTTTCATATTGATTATCCAGATATAACTACTGCTGTTTTTTATTTAAATACCTGTGATGGATATACTTTATTTGAAGATGGTCCTAAAGTGAATAGTGTTGAAAATAGGATAGTTATTTTTGATAGTAATATGCGACATACTGGAACCAGTTGTACAGATAAATCTGGTAGATTGGTAATGAATATTAATTATTTTCCATGTAAGAACGATCAATATTTAATTACATAATTATGGATAAAAAATTGACTGTAGAGACACGTACTATTTCTCGTGTTGATATTATTAAAGCAAAGATAACACAGGATTTATATCCATTAGAAGAGTTATTATTGAATAATTATTCTAATAAGTGGAGTGATAATTCTGCAGATAGTCGCAATGAGGATTCTTATTGTCCACCTTCTCCAATAGTGGATGATATTATAGAAGAAATGATATCAGTATTTTATCAAGTTACGAATGAAGAAATATCTGCTAAACAATATTGGGGACATATTCATGAAAAAAATATGAGTACAAGAGAACATAATCATCTTAATTATGCTATTTCTGCTGTTTTATATGTCTCAGTCCCAGAAGGATCTGGAGATTTAGTTTTTAGACCAAAATTAAATCATAGGTATCATAGTTGGGGAGCAACTACTATTAAACCAGAGAAGGGTTTTTATTATATGTTTCCTGGATATTTGGATCATTATGTAACTAGAAATCAGTCAGATGAAAATAGAATTTCCTTTTCAATTAATTTTGATAAATAACTAAAAATATTTTTGTAAGTGGCAGAGCTTAATTTTCCAAATAATCCAGCAGATAATGAAATTCACCACGAAAATGGATCTTCTTGGAGATGGGATGATACTAGTGGTAGATGGGTAAGAATTGCTGATCCTGGTGCTCAGGGTGTTGCTGGTGTTCAAGGTGCACAGGGTGCTCAAGGTGCTCAAGGACATCAAGGTGTAGCAGGAGCACAGGGTTCTACAGGTTCAACAGGTGCTCCAGGAGCTCAGGGAGCTCAAGGTGCTCAGGGACATCAAGGACAGACAGGTGCTGCAGGAGCACAGGGAGCTCAAGGTGCTCAGGGACATCAAGGACAGACAGGTGCAACAGGTGCTCCAGGAGCTCAGGGTGCTCAGGGTTCTCAAGGACATCAAGGACAGACAGGTGCAACAGGTGCTCCAGGAGCTCAGGGTGCTCAAGGTGCTCAAGGTAATGATGGTGATGATGGTAGTACTGGTTCGCCAGGAGCTCAAGGTGCACAGGGTGCTCAAGGTGCTCAAGGTGCACAGGGTGCTCAAGGTTCTCAAGGTAATGATGGAAACTTTGGTGGAGCAACATTTGAATATCAATTTACTGATGCAACAGTTGGTAATAATACCAATATTACTCCAGGTAAATTAGCATTTAATAATTCAAATGTACCTGATGCAACTCAATTGTTTATTGATGATCTTGATGGAGGGGATACTAATACTGATATACAAACATTTTTAACAACTATTGATGACTCTACCTCTACAATTAAAGGTCATTTTAGAATATCTAATAAACTAGATGCTGATGATTTTGCATTATTCACTATTTCTGCAACAACTAGTGCAAATAGTTTTTGGACAGTAACTTGTGCTCATGTTACTGGTAGTGCAAGTTCATTTAGTAATAATGAAGATGTAATAATAACATTTGCCAGAACTGGTGATAAAGGAAATACTGGTTCGCCAGGAGCTCAAGGTGCTCAGGGTGCTCAAGGTTCTCAGGGACATCAGGGACAGACAGGTGCTCCAGGAGCTCAAGGACATCAAGGTGATACAGGATCTACTGGTGCTCCAGGTGCACAAGGACATCAAGGTAAACAAGGTGCTACTGGTGGTGATGGTGGTACTGGTGCTCCAGGAGCTCAGGGACATCAGGGACATCAAGGTGATGATGGTGATGATGGATCTACTGGTTCTCCAGGAGCTCAAGGTGCACAAGGTGCACAAGGTAAACAAGGTGCAACAGGTACTGGTGGTGGTGTTGGTGCTCAAGGTGCTCAAGGTGCTCAAGGTGTTCCAGGATCGAATGGTAATGATGGTTCAGCAGGTGCACAAGGACATCAAGGTAAACAGGGTGCTCCAGGTTCTGGTGGTAGTACTGGTGCTCCAGGAGCTCAGGGACATCAGGGACATCAAGGTGATGATGGTGATGATGGTGCTACTGGTTCTCCAGGTTCACAAGGACATCAAGGAAAACAGGGTGCAACAGGTACTGGTGGAGGTACTGGTTCTCCAGGAGCTCAAGGTGCTCAGGGTGCTCAAGGAAAACAGGGTTCTCCAGGATCTGATGGAGGTACTGGTGCTCCAGGAGCTCAGGGACATCAAGGACAGACAGGTTCTGGTGGTTCTCCAGGATCTGATGGTTCTGATGGTTCTCCAGGTGGTACTGGTTCTCCAGGTGCACAAGGTGCTCAGGGTGCACAGGGTAATGATGGTGATTCTGGAATGGGTGTTAACAATACGAATGGTTCCTATACTTTAGTAGCATCAGACGATCAAAAATTAGTAAACGTAAATAATACGGTTACTGTTCCATCAGGTGTTTTTAGTGCAGGAGACGCAGTAACAGTTTACAATGATAGGAATGCTAGTACTTCAATAGTGCAAGGAAGTGGTGTTACACTGCGTCTTGCAGGTACTTCAACAACTGGAAATAGAACAGTATCTCAAAGAGGAATCGTAACAATAGTTTGTTATGCAAATAATGAATTTGTTATTAGTGGAGGTGGATTAACTTAATGGCAATAGTACAGCAAATGATATTAACACATCATGATAAACCATTCCAAAATGTATGGACATCATTTTTTGGTGCAAGTGCTTACCAAAAAACTGTTGCTACTTTAAACTCATGGTTTAATTCTCCTGGTTCTGTCAGTAAGGGTTGGACAGTTCCAGCTGGAGTTAATAGTATTCATGCAGTTGCTATTGCTAATGGTGGTGCATCAGAGAATACTTCAAGTTCAAGAGCTTGTTGGGGTGGAGAAGGTGGAGCATTAGCATATGGACTTAATATCCCCGTAACACCAGGTGAAACATTAACAATTGTTGCACCACCAACTATGGTTGGAGGTAATGCTCGTAATTCTAATGGTGGTAATTGGGGACAAGGTTTTTCTTGGAGAGAGTGGTCATATGAAGGAGGTATTAAAAGAGGTAGTACTTGGTTAATAAGAGCTGGTGAAACACATTATGGGCAAGATAATATGCACAATAGTCCTCCAGGAGCAGGAACTTTATATTCACAAGGAGCTATTAGTGGAACTGGATTAACTGGTGGTGGTAGAGGTGGATGGTGTAATGAATCTAATGAGTATGCTGGTCAATCAAATGGTACTGGACCGACACCAGGATGTGATGCTGCTGGTTGGAGTTCTAATAGTCCTCAATATACAAATCACGCAATAAATGCTTGTACTGGTGGTGTTACTGCCCAATGTGCCGATGGTTCTGGTGTAAGTGGAACACCACCATCAGAATTCAATGTTTCTTTTGCTAATGATACGTTCGTTAATTGTTCAGATCAAGGAACAGGTAATGGATATAAAGCAAGAATTGCGTATAGTGGTTCTAATTTTTACTATACGCATAATCATCCTCAGACATTTGGTAAAAATCACATCTCCCAAGATGATCTTAATAGCCAAAGAGTTGATAGTAGTTCAGTATATTCTGATTTTGGGTGGGGTTCTGGTGGACACCATTGTGGATTTGCTTGTAATTACAAAGGTATACTTAGATATAGTGGTGGACCAGGACTAGTTCGTATAGGGTATTAAAAATGAACACTACAATAACATGGCAAGAATATGGTGCCGATGAATTAAAGTATGTAAAGATGGTTACTGATGAAAATTATGTGGTAACTGTTACTGATATTAATAAAGATATTGGAGATGGATTTATAATGAAAAAAGCACCTGATAGTATGCCTGGAGCATCTATTGTTTATGAAGAGATTGAATAAATAACTAAAAATATT